GAGCCTTACGGATGCGATCCATCATGCTGTAAAGGCGGTCTGCACCAGCATCAGTTGAGCCATTGCCCAAGTGCGACACAACGTCAGCAGGAATGACAAACTCACCATCGGCAAGCCGCGCTTCCTGATCGCCATTGATATTGGCACGGATGTCATCAGACATACCGTCACCGTCGCCGGTTACGAGTTTACCCGCCGCAGCCTTTTGAATAGACCCGCCTTCAGCAAAGCCGAAGATATTTGGTTCGTTACCGCCAAGCATGGGTTGCCCGTATAGGACATCGGAGTTACCAAACCCGAACTGTGGGGCCGTTGCTGCGGTCGAATCCACACCGGTCGTCATTGGAGCCGAGTAAGAAGCTGTTGGCACTTCAAAAGCGGGAGTTGAAAAGTCGTATGATGGCATCTGGAACTGCGGAGCTTGATACGTGGTGCCCAACGCGCCAAGGCCATAGTTACCCATGCTGCCAAAGTCAGTCTGTTGCGGAGCGTAAGCCGCAGCGTCAAACATCGGCGTCTGCATAGCAGGAGCCTGATATGTCGAGCCAAAGTCAGTCGAAAGCGGCTGGAACCCTTGGAACTGTTGCCCATACCCGCCCATGTCGCCCATCTGGAATGGTTGAATAAAGGCGTTGCCCATATCAAAGTTCTGGGTGCCGCCAGCAAAGTCGTAAGACGGATTAGTAAACTGGTCGATACCGGTCAAGTTTCCGGTAGGCGTATTTGGGGTCTGCCCATAATCCGACAATATGCTGGGGTCGAACGTTTCTTCCGAGTACTGCCGGCCTATATACGGGTAGTATATATCCTGTTGCTCAGTCATCGGCGTAGTAACAGTCTGGCTTCCCGGCTGACGGAATCCGCCAGTATCCGGGTCATATACCATTCGTCCGTCCGTTGGACCAAAATCGCCGCCAACATTACGAAATGCGGCGCTAGCAAGATTGCGGAAGTTACCAAAATTAAAATCACGGGGATTAAATACGTCACCCCTATCATTAACCAACTGCCCCAAATCTGGATCCCATCGTAAATTGCCATCGCCGGGGCGATTACCGGGAGGCGTAGTTGGAGGCGGTGGAGGAGCCGCTGGGGGTGAAGGAGGCGCTGGTGGCCTAGGAGGTGGAGCAACCGGCGAAGTCACGTACCGATTTAGTGACTGCATGTAATCAAAAAATGCCGGGTTATAAGCCTGTTGCTGCGGAGCAGACAGAAGACTTTGGTAGTATTGTTCTAGTGATTGCTGCGGGGGCAACGCCTGCGGCTGTTGAGGTTGTAACGTAGGCGAAATGACCGGCCCCGGTTCCAATACAAGGCGAGGATCACCGCCAACCGCGCCCGGAGAAACCCCTACCGGGCCACCGTCTGCAAAAGATTCTTCTCCAGTATAAGTGTCTACGTTTGGACCGTATTCATCTTTATTAGACCGGGAAAGTGGGTAATTAAAATTAGGTCTGGGCATTAAACCGCCGTCAGCATAACCGGGAAAGCCCGGATAGCCTTTGCGCCACTGCCCCTGCCTGAAAGTGCCGGTAATTGGATCGTAGTCCGCGCCTTCGTAATAAGAGTCGTCTATGTTGTAAGCGCCACCCGGCATTTCCATTTCGGGAGGTAGAGCATTAGCAGCAGTGTTGACTAAACCAGCTTGACCAATCATGCCGCCGGGCAGGGCGTTAAACGCTGCGCCGCCAGTACCCATACACCGATACCGCCAAGACCTGCACCGCCGCCAGCAATTTCTCCAATCCCTGCACCGATGTTTTTGAAACTAGCTACGCCTTCGGGCAAGCGGCCAAACATGCTGGTCTTTATCTTGTCTTGAACCGCTTTCTGAGCGGCTTCCTTCATAGCCGCTTGTTTAGCAGCTTCCTTGGCCGCTTCAGTACCTGCCGTTTCTGCCGCCGCAGCCGCACCTTGTTTAGCAATTTCAGCGCCAGCGCCAGAGGCGGCCGCCGCGCCCGTGCCAGCCAAAGCCGTGCTAAGCCCCGCACCGCCATACGCGCCAAGACCGGCCATTAAGCCACGGCCAAGATCACCAGTACGGATAGTTTCAACACCGCCAACCAGCAGACCTGCCGTAAATGGGTTAATAAGACCGCCGGTAAGCGGAGTTAACACCGCCCCAATGATGGTCGGCAGGAGTTTCTTGAGGAAGTTGGCCTCATATAGGCCAGTCTCCGGGTTCAAGGTCAGGCTACCACCGTGAGCTAAGGCAAGACTTTGCAGCCCAGCGACTTCTTCCGGGGCCATGTGAACCAGCATGGTATCCCCGCCTCGACCACGGGAGGCAAGGAGTGACGCGAGACCGGCTTCGGGGGCTTGGTTATACATACTTACTCCAGATCCTATCACTCATTGGACTCGTAATTCGACACCCATACCACAGTCATGATAATGGACGGGATAGCCGGGATATTGCCTGATGCCGCCACGTATGGAATGACTACATCGGTATCAGAGGATTGCCAAGCTAACTCAAAATAGTCGTTGGCCTGCAACACAAGCACAAAGTTCCACGCCGCCACGATCTCGTTGTTGGGGCCGTCAATCACAATCTTGGTAGCCGAATCCGGTAGGTTAACCCCGTTGATCCGGGGCCAGATATACACCGCACTGGCTGAACCGCCCGTCTTGTCAAGCTGGGCTGAAAACTGAAAGTTATAAACGCCTGTCTGGGCGACAAAGACTCTAGATGTAGGTACACCACGAGTAATAGCCTGCTGAGAAACAACCGAGTTGTAAGTAAAAAGATTAACGGCATCGGCTACCGGGTTTGTCTGCGTCGTCGTATCAAAGTACGAGGCGTGTGCAGTGGGTGAATTAACCCGGTTGGTAATCTGACTAAAAAAGAGACGCAGGACGTTACTCAACTGATCCTGATAACGAACCTGATAATCGCTTGGTGCAATCGGCAGATTAGGCGGAACAATGCCACGAGCGACGGTCATCGGCGTCCATCCGGTCTAACGTCAATACGCATCATGCCCATCTGCCACGCAACACCTAAATCAGTCGAGTCCACACGGAACGCCATCTGACGGCCACGCACTCGGGTATAAACCTGACCCGTGTACTGCTGGATCGGAATCACGGACGTGCGTGTAACGGTAGGCTCATCTGCCGTCGTGTAATTACTGCCCGAGTTCTGTCGTGGTTTAACGGTAAGCGTTACAGTCGGGCTTGACCCTGTAGACCCTGTGAAGTTGAGGTCAGGCAGGATGCGCCAGACGTAGCCAAAGTTTTGCCCGTCTTGGATGTCAAAGTCCGACGACTCAATAAAGGCTTCAATCGGCACAGACGGATTGACCGACGCATCATCGTTGCCGACCTCGTGGAACATGACTTGATTGGGTATACCACACGACACCACGGTGTACTGACTATGTGAAGCCGCCGTAGTCTGTTCCGCGCCACGAACACAGCCTGTCAGAGTATTACCATCTCGTCCGGTATACGCGATCTTTTCAGAGTCAATCGTAACAGTGCCGCTATATGGATACGTCGATCCGTCAACCAAAGCAATCGTCGTAACGGATGAGTTAATTGCTGTGGCTAGATAGCTAGTCTGTACGCCAAACGCGCCAAGCGGATACTGCCTAGAATGTTCAGACCACGCGGTACGGCTAATGTTGCCGTAATACCAAATACGTTCTAGGTAGTTATAAATGATGTACCGATTGTTGATTGTGCTATTGGCAGACGGATAGAACCACCAGATCTCGTTAAACCCTTCGTTAGATCCAGTGCAAATTTGATCAAGTTGATCAAGGTTGATGTCGTTGTAAACAAATTGACGAAGGGTGCAAGGCAGCGTCTCAACGCGACCCGTATACATGAAGAACTTATCCTTACCCATCCAGTAGGTTATGTTGTTAACTGTGATGGCAGCGTTCTGTGAGGCAATAGAAATGTCTTGATCCAAAAGTGTGACGTTCCACACAAACGGCGGACCTACATACTGCATCGAGAAAATGGCTGTATCCGTCCAGACCAGAATTTCTTGGCGGGTATTTACGGCAGTAACAATCTCAGACCCGTGCGAGAGCGTCTGCTCACCGGATTGGTTAGTGACTTCAGGTACCCACTCGTATGTGTTGCCTTGGTCTGACCAGCGGATCAGCATCGGGTCAAATGCGGTATTAAAATCAATCGGGCTATAGGGCGTTGCGCCCATACAGATTACAAAGTCGTTTACAGGCGAATTCAAAATCATGTTCGTTTCGTTCGGAACATGACGACCCGCGTAGCTAAACGATACTGCCGTGGCAGTTAAAGAAGACGTCGTTGCCGCAGAAATAGTTACCGATGTAGACCCGTTCCACGCAGTCGTGACGTAAGTTCCCGTAACAATCCCGCTGCCCGAAATAACCGAGCCGGTGTTAATTCCTGTAGCGTCAGCCACCACAATAGTTAATGCACCCGATGCTGCCGTAGCAGTGGTCGCAGTCTTTTCAACTGCATTGGCTTTTTCTTCAAGCGTAACAGCGCGAGGCCACGTGGTTGAATTCAATGTCCAGAAATAAATCTCATTGTTACGTTCGGCAAACATTAAATCGTCGCCGTAATTAAACATCGACCAGAGGCGCATCGGAACGCCTTCCGAAGTCGCAGAACCCCAGCCACCAGCGCCCCAAGGCGGGCCGCCCCAACCCACTGTGTTTGTATAAACTGCATTACCCGCGTCAATATCAAACTTGGCAATGACAAGTGAGCCACCACCTGTCGTCGTAGAACTTGCCGCAGTAGGTACGTAGATTGTGAATTCGTTAGCGTTAGGTACAGATTGAATTTCAAACTGTCCGTTCAAAGTCAGGCTGGCTACCGTGATAGCCCCCGAAAAGTCCACATACGTACCAATAGCCGAGCCGTGGCCCGATGCCGTCACCGTGACAAGCTTGCTGCCTGAAGTGGTCGAGAAAGGATTTAAAGAAAGATTAAGTGAATTACCTAGCGGGGTGATGTCATGAAAGTCGCCGCCCAGTTCTACATAAACTTTCTGGTTGGTGCCGACGCCTAGAAGATTTAAACCTGTGTTGGTAATCCAATTCCACAACGCACGGGCCACACCTTTGTAGGTATACGCCGTATTAATATTCTGCCAACCCCCAATCTTTTCAGCATAGCCAGATCGGAAACGCACCTTGTCCGAGGCGAAGAAACCCCCCTCGTTGGCATAGGAAGTCGATTCACGGTTAACGCCGGGGCGCAGTTCCAATTTTTGAAGTGGCATTAGGCAACCCCCGACAAATACAGCGCACGTTCATCCATACGCCGTTTCACCAATCCCGGCAATACTTTACCACCCGCTTTTGTCCACTTCATAAACTCTTCGGCTGCACTCTCAAATTCACCCCGGTTGGTCTTCATCCGAAGGGAAGAACGTTGGAGATTGCCAAGACCCACGTTGAAGGCAAAAGATACGAGGCTATCAAAGACCCCTTGACTACCAAGAGCAGCAGGGCAAAGTCGGGCCACGCCGCGCTCAAACCGGTTAAGGTCCTGAGCAAGAATAGCGTCAACCTCTCCCATACTGAGGACACGGCTCCAGCCATCGGGTATCGGTAAATTGCGCCTTTCATTCATCGGCACCTTGATGTGAGCAGGATCAATGACGTGACCGACCCCGACCGTCCATAGCAGGGCCGGGCACCGATACGGGCGTGTCCTTACACCCTCGGGGTGCTTGTTCAACTTCAGGGCTTCCGCACTGACTTTCACGACTTTCTAGCAAAAGCCTGAGTGCCGAACCAAAATGCAATGATGCTGGACAGAATCAACATCTCGTCATCGGAGAACACACTGTCCATCGCCACCGCAAACGGAGCGCCCTGCTGCCACGCATAAAAAAGCCCCGTGACATTAAGGATGACAAGTTCTAACACAAAGATATATGTCACGACCGGACGTACACTGGCGCGAAGGTTAACCACCCACTGACTCGCTCCCTCACCAATCTTCATGTCGTGCTGGTACAGGGCTACACGCTCTTCAGCCTGTGTTTGAAGTTGAACTTGTTCGGTCTTAATTTCTTCAATGCGCTCCTGTGCCTGAAAACCTCGTGCAGCTAACTCCAACTCACGCTCTTTCTGCATTTGAAGAATGGCAAGTTCGTGCTTCTTATCTTGCCGGTCCTGAAAAAACTCCAGAATTTTCGGCAGACCTCCCGCGAGGAACGACAGGAACGTAGAAATTAGAGTCATCATGTCAATAAACTCCTATGCCCACGGCAATGGAACAACATGTGGTTGCGGAACTTTCTGTGCATCTATTTGCTCTTGAACCATGCCTTCGTAAACCGCAACGCCTTGAACACCAAGCGCCTCACGAGTCCACTTAATAACGTCTTGCTCTGTCACATCTTGGAACTGCACAAAATGCTGTGCGTCGGGAGGTAGCAGATTGACATTACTTTGCGTTTCTCCTAAAAGCCCATTTTCGTTTTTGCTAACTTTAAAATAGGAAATTACAACAACGTTCTGAAGCGAATCTTCGTTCATCGCTTCAATCTGATAAATAGACCAGACAAAATCTGTCATTGTTCTCTCCTATTAAGTCAGCGCAGCGGTAGCTTTCCATCCGCCGTTATAAACATAGATTTTGTTGTTGGTAGTGTCGTAATACATCGGGACATTGCCAGTCGGGTTAGTGGGGGCACCAGTAGGTGCACCAGCCGCTGCTGGAATATGCGTGAAACCGGTAGTCATACCGGTTGTTCCAGACACTACCTCAACACCACCTGCAAAATAGTTGCGAGCTGTTCCGGCAGAATAAAAACCCCACCGATTCGATGCTGCTGCCATACCGCTATAGAACGCATAATTATTCGTTCCCGCTGTTGGACCGCCGCTGTAAAAACTAACAACACTTGTAACTGTTGATCCAGCGCCTTTGTTTACAGCACCTGCCCAGAAAAAAAGAATTTCGGAAATAACTGCGGAAGCGGCGGTGGTTACAAGTGGAGAAACAACCCCACCTACAACAAGGCTTCCTGTAACAGGAAAAGTAGGCTGAATATCAAGTGCGTAAGATGAGCCACCTTCAGCGGGCAACGTTCCGCCTATAAACATCCTGTCGTAGTTGTTTCTTGTAGCCCCTACACTTAAATTAGTAATGTTCGCAGACGTTGATGTTAGTGTCGTAATGTTGGCTGAAGCGTGAGTTGCCGTTGTGATGTTAGTGCTAGTACCGGTCAGCGTCGTGATATTGGCTGAAGTAGAGGTCAGCGTCGTAATATTGGCTGAAGTAACGGTCAGCGTTGTGATGTTGGCGCTCGCGCCGGACAAATAAGAAACCGCATTCACAACATCAGTGCCGTTTGACACTAGTACAACCTTCTCCCCCGTAGCGACAGATACGCCGGTTTGACCCGAAACTTTGACGGTCACGGCCCCGGTAGAGTTGTTGTATATGAAGTAGAGCTTTTTGTTAGACGGCACGATAAGGTTCGTGCTGGCCCCGCCCGTTCCCGTGAGTTCGATATACATGTTACGGGCCACGCCCGTGGCACCGTTCGGGATCGTGATGGTCGTGTCCGTACCCGTGGCAACCGCTTGGGTGACGTAGCCCGAAATGGCCTGTTCAATCAGGGTTCCGAGGTTAGTATTAGTCGTGTTGCCCCACGTACCGGCTTGGTCGCCCGTGCCGATCAGTTCAAGAGCAAGATTAGTTGAGTATGTACTAGCCATTTTAGTTACCTTACGCGGCTATCCGCGTCCACGTTGTAGTCTGTCCCGGCGCGATACTGTTCCAAGTCGTTGACTGACCTTCATTAATTGGCGTCCAAGGCCCGGTCGGTACCGGCACGATATTACCCCAAACAAGGACCTGTCCCACGACCCCCGTGGCCGAAACTCCCGTAATAGCAACCGTGGACGATCCAGATATCGCAACTGTGCCGACTTGACCTGTGGCCGAAACCCCGGTTGGTTTAACAATAAGCTCAAGAAAGACCGTGATATTGCCAAGCTGACCAGCGGCCTCGACCCCAGTAAGCGTGACGTTAGCCGTCCCCGTAACGACAACAGACCCAAGCTGTCCTGTCGCCTCGACCCCTGTGACAGGAGCTTTGATATCCACAGCAACGGAAACATCGCCAAGTTCCCCGGTAGCCTGAACGCCGGTGAGGATAATTGTGCCTGTACCGGTAACTTGGACCGTGCCTGTCGCGCCAGTCGCTTGCAGCCCAGTAACAGCGGCGTTGGCTTCGCCATAGACGAAGACGGTTCCAATCTGCCCGTTAGCCTCAACCCCATTAACGAGAGTGTTGGCATCAGCAACAACAAGAACGGTTCCAACAAAGCCGGTGCCCTGCACCCCCGTGACAACAATCGCCCCGCCCAGACCCGGCGTGGAAAACGGCGCTGCTGAGAATGGGGTAAAGCCCAACATTGTTAGACGTTAGGCTGCTAGCCCTGAAGCTTCAACCCACGACTGCGTGGCCTCGTCCCACGAGTACATCTTGCCATCATTCGGCATCGGTACCGGGGCTTCCCACTGCGCGGTGTTGCTATTCAGAACCCATGACGGGTACGGCTGCGGCGCTACAAAAGCGTCGATGTCTTCGCGGTAGGTGTAACCAATGCCAGCGTAGTTCTTGCGAATGTTGCCGTGGTAAGAAGTCTGTTTCCAATTACCGCCAAACAACTTCTGGCAGAACGCCACACCGATACTTTCAACCTCGTTGCCATTCGCATCGGCTGTATCCTTATTGGCTACAACGATAACTCGCAGCACCACGTTGTTTGAATCTAATTCAGCAAAATGAGCCATTTTTAACTCTCCAAATACAAAGCGGTGAGGCTTTCTTCTTGTCCCAGATACCCTACAGGAAAAGTGTTAAATGCCAAACTAATCCTAGTATCTTCTGCCTGAACAGGTTCTACCGAATGACCCAGTGAAGACGGGAAAAGCATTAACTTACCAGTTTCAACTGGAAACCACCAAGACGTACTGTTGTAAATGTTGTAATTTTCAGAAGGTACCTCAAACTGTCTGTAACCTTCTCTATAAAAATGAATCTTGTCACTTTGTTTATCGGCATTTATATAAAAAACACCAGAAGCAATGGAATTCCCATGAGAATGTTTATGATGCCACTCTCCCGGTTTGCTGTAATTGAACCACGACTGGGTAATACGAAGTGAAAGAGTATTTTTTGGAGAAAAAATTGTATTAAAATACTGATCGACACACGATTGAACAAAATCAAAAATATCTTTCATTTTTGGATGTTTTAAAACGTATGCGTTATCGCTTCTGATATTCCCAACATTTTTAAAAGTTTGCTGTTCATTTACATAATTAATTTCTTCAGTTGTAAATTCACGACCAAAGTAAAAATTGCAAACGGGAATTGGAAACAAGTTTTGAATTTCCACGACTTTAGTAATCCTTTCCCAATTTTTCTTTAATTAAAGCGTAATCTTGTGCATATTTTTTACGCACAAAGTCAACTACTTTGTCCGTTACTTCTGGATCATCTTCTGGACGCCAAGACTGATTTTCAACAGTTACAGGATGCAAAGACGAATTAGTTGCTTCTGTTATACGGCGCAATTCATATTCAAAATTTTCAAAATCGAGCGCATGTACGTCTGAATCTACAAACCATTTTGATTGAGGATCAAAAGTGTACAAAAACGTACCGGAAATTAAATCTAAATTGTCAACAAATTCTTCGCAACTGAGTTCTTGTAAATTTTCGCTAAAGCCAGCTTCTCTTAAACCTTTACTTAAAGGATACCCAATTTTGTCGTAAAACAAGTTATGTACATGCGGGTAAACATTTCGAGTATGGTGTACCGCGCTAAGAAAACGTACAAGCGGATCTCTTAAAAAACAAAACTTTTTGTACTCAATTAGATTAGGATATTTAGTTTCATAAAATTTTGGAAATTCATGCCAAGGTTTTAGTAGATGCCATCCCAAGCTAGTTAGAAACACCCGCGAAGATGTAGTGCCGTTTTTTGGTGGCAAAAACAAACATAACTTTTTCTCTTTATGAAAAAGCATTACGGAACAACATCAGGAGTTTTAACGCCAACAAAAACCCAGTTATCTTGGTCTGGGTCCCAAACGTATTCATTACCGTCATTTGGAGCGCAAATCCACTGACAGCTATTTTCGTCAAGAATGCAATTTAAGTTTGGATCATCTGGTTTTGGCGGTATGAATGCATCTCGGACAGAATCGTATGTATAACCAATACCGGCATAATTTTTACGAAAATTATCGTTGTAGCTTGTTTGCTTCCAAATAGTGTCTGCGCCAAATAAAGATTGACAAAACTCTATTCCTAAAGGCTCAGATTCTGGAAAAGGAAGATTATTAATAACGGAGTTATTAACTACGATAACTTGTGTTACTAAACTGTTCTCATCAAGTTGTGCAAAATGCGCCATACATCACCACTGGATAGAACCAGAACCATTAAATACGTAAGTTCTAAAACCGCCTGAAACTGTTACGGTAGGCGAACCAGTTGTACTGGCCGCCGCTGCAAAAGTATCCGCATATTTAATAACTACTCGCCCAGAGCCACCCGATCCACCAGCCCTACAGCCTCCACAAGCATTACCGCCACCGCCACCTTTTCCTGTATTAGCTCCTCCAGCAGCGCCTGCAACACAGGGACTACCATTATTACCCGCGCCACCACCCGAATAAGTAACAGAACTTCCACTAATACTATTAGCTGTGCCCGCACCAGCAGTTAGACATCCGCCTGCGCCAGAATGCCCACCACCGCCACCAGCTTGATAATAATCAGAACAATAACCAGCATTGCCGCCGGCGTTGCCTTGAGATGGACTCGTACTGGGCGAATTTCCTGCACCCCCATTTCCATAATTTACGAAGTTAACGGTGTAAGATGGTTCGTTTACGTTAATTTCTACGTCAGCGCCGCCACCAGAACCACCATTTCCACCGTTGATGTCGGAGCTATAAAGACCGCCTCGGCCACCGCCAGTTGAGGTTATTGTGCTAAATACTGAATTAGTGCCATTGGTATAAAGGCCACCGCCGCCGCCGACAGTAACTGTGTAATTAGTTCCTTTAGAAACAGCAAATCCTGAAGCAGTACGATACCCGCCTCCGCCTCCAGCCCCGCCCGGATGACACGGGATGCCAACGCCTGAGCCGTCACAGCAACCACTTACTCCGCCTCCACCACCAGCAACTACCAAATATTCAACGCTAGTTGGCGCAGCAAGCCCGTAAGACAAACCAAATAAAAGTTGTTGAGTGCCCATGTTATACCTTTATTTGACCCTCTTGGTGCGCTTGCTTTCCCCACAATCCGATAGGGCATTCTGAGTTACTTAGCCTAACTTTCCCTTTAATAATGCAACCGCACAATTTACAAACGCCATTCTTTTTGTGTTCGCAAATAGAACACAATTTTTCTCGCTCTATAACTGTTTGTTTAGACGCAATCCCTGTAAACATAGTTTAATCAACTTACATTACCAGAAATGATGCACACCGAGTTGGAGATAAACAAGATTGTCGAAACACCTCTTGTTGCTAGCGTTACGCTTGCTTTATCGGAATCAGTACCTGCGATATACGCCGTTGTAATGGTCAGGCTGATCGTGCGGTTGCCGGTTGTGTTGTTGTAAATAGATACAACATTACCAGTTGAAAAAATACCGTTGGGTACGTCAATACCACCGCCTGTACCGATGCTGACATATTCACCAATATCCGTAATAGCCAACGTATAAACCGATGTCTTATCTGCACCGGCTGAAGGAATGTTACGGACGTTGCCTACGCCATCAAAAAGATTAGTGACGGTCGCGCTAGTGCCGGTCAGCGTTGTGATATTTGCAGAGGTAGAACCCAGCGTCGTAATCGTTCCACTCGTACCATTTAGCGTCGTGATGGTTGCGCTAGTGCCAGTGAGCGTTGTGATATTTGCAGTTTGCCCAGTACCAATTCCAATGGCTGTAACACCACCAGTCTGAATGTTTAACTCAGACGTTGAATCAGCAGTAGATACGATCCCATTTTGAGCATTGATTACGTTAGCCATGTCAGACCCTCAACCCGGTAAGTGACTCGTCTTCGCCTACATAGCCCGCCGGGAATGTGTTAAACGATAATGATATGCGAGTGTCATCGCCCTGCACGGTCTCTACCATGTGAGTCAAACCAGACGGAAACAAAATGAGTTGTCCGGATTCCACACTAAACCACCAACTGTCGCTGTTATGTAAGTTCCAGTTTTCAGTCGGCAGTTTGATTTGCTGGTAACCGTCTTTGTAAAAGTAAATCTTGTCCCGCTCACGCGCGGCTTTCATGTAGAGAACGCCGCTGATAAAACTGTTGGGATGCGAGTGCTTGTGGTGCCACTCACCGGGTTTAGTGTAGTTCAGCCACGACTGCGTTAAGCGCAGCGATACGTCGTGTTTCGGTGCGTAGATTGAGCGCAGGTACTCGCTCACGCTGGCTTCCACAAACGCCTTGAGATTGGCCATCGTGTCGTGACGCAGCACATAATGGTCGTTGCTCGTCGTGTTGCCCATGTTCTTGTGCGTCGGCTGCGCGTCCACAAACGCCATTTCCTCGGCGGTGTAATCCCGTCCAAGTTCAAACTTGGCAACTGCCGTCGGAAATATGCTGTACAGATTCAAGCAGCAAGCCCCTGCTCAATTTGCGCCACATGTTCGTCAAATGCCTTTTGCTGCTCAGGCAACAAAATAGTGTTGATGGATTCTTCAAACAGCCGGATCTTCTCAATGGTCTCAAACACTTCCTCAACGGACGGGCACGGACGAGGATCGTCCCAACGAGTGAAGCCAACTCCACCCGTGAATTCCCATTTCGCACCCGGACGAAGCAAGTGCATCGCCGTATCAATGCCCATCAGTTGATATGCTTTCATTAGTAGTTCACCTTGAGAATGACGATACCGGAGCCGCCTGCGCCGCCTGCGCGTCCCACATTTGGCTGCCCACCACCACCTCCGCCGCCACCGCCTGTGTTAGCAGTAGCCGCTGTTCCAACGGCATTTGCACCGCCTGCTCCGCCACCGCCAGAACCGCCTGTTCCCGCTGTTCCACCGTCGTAAGAAGCGCCACCACCACCGCCAGCGTAAGTGACAGACGAGCCAGAAATAGACGATGCAGTTCCAGCACCGCCATTGCCGCCAACAGTTGAAGTTCCCGCTCCACCAACGGCAGACGCGCCGCCACCGCCCCCAGAACCGTAATTTGGGCCGCCATTAAAGCCTGCTCCACCATTTGAGCCTTGAGCCGGGGATGTGCTTGGAGTGTTTCCCGTACCGCCAGCCTGACTTGCGCCACCGCCGCCGGAACC